CTCAAGGAAAAGAATTGTGATGATTGGGGCAAGGAACATAACAGCGTGCCATATCTTGGATTGATGGCATCCGAAGGTGGCAGACGTGCCAAGAGCCTGCGGATGAATGGATGTAACTATTTTGGAGCATCGACCATTCGGTCAGCACCATTTGCTATCTTTGGCAGGCAGGATATTTTGAAACTTGCATTAGAGATGGACGAGCTATGGAAAAACGGATTGAGAGAGCGATACCGCGAAAGGCTGTTGAAAAAAGGGCGGATTTCGGAATGTTTTGAAATGCCTGAAAGCATCATTCCAGAGATTTATGGAACTATCGAGAAGCAACCGGATGGAACGCTTTACACCACCAAGGCACAGCGTACTGGATGCAGTATGTGCGGGTTCGGAATCCATATGGAGAAGCGACCACACAGGTTTGATTTACTGCATGAGAGCAATCTGAAAGAATGGGATTATCTGATGTTCCATATGTGCAAGGATAAAGAGGGGAATGATTATGGCTGGGCGAAAGTTCTGGATTATATCGGCGTTGGATGGGATCCGAGTACGATCGGTGGAAATTGTAAGGGGCAGATGAAATTAGAAGATTTTATGAATTAGGGAAAGGAGCCGGAACCTATCCGGATAAAAGGCGTGCCGGGTTCCTAAAGTAGCATGATAGAAAAATCAGCAGAAGATAAAGTGAAAGAGTACTGCCAGTGCATCCGCAGAGAAATAGAACACTGGAAATATATCAATCAGAACGGGTGTAATGATCCGTTCTGGTCCGATGGATGCAATATGAATCTGACACGGAACCATATCATTTATTATCAGCGACAGCTCCGGAAAATCTGCACAAAGAATCGGTTGCCGCTGCCGGATGAATATTATCTTGCAGTTCCGCCGGAAGTTGATATGAATTACATGGCGAATTTGAAGCAGAAGCCGCGTGTGGAGAGATTGCGTCAGACAGGGAGGATCACGACAGGACGCTTTTATCGGTACGACGAGAATCAGATGAGTTTATTTTGAGCAGACCGGACAGCTCTGGTTTGCATAGAGAGGAATGTGAACATTGACAATTGAATAGAGAATGGCGGTAATATATAATTAACCCGTAAGGGGGAAAGAAATGTACGCATACAGTAATGAAGATGATAAAAATAAAAAGTTATTATACGTTTATACTACATTGATTTTTTTATGCTAATAGCTAATGGTATTGGAAATATATACATAAGCGTTAAATCTGAGAAAGAAGAAAAGATTATTTTAAAATCATTAGAAGAGTATGAAGACATGTCTCCAGATGAGGCCGATGAAGTCGTTCAAAGCGAAATCACTGCGATAGCTAATAATGCAAAAATATTATTACACAATGCTGTAATAGAAGGCATTGTTGCCATGATTACTGCAACCGTAGTTTGCTTCTTAGGGCTGCTTTGTAAAGGCATTGTGAAAATTGCAGAGACGGATAATATATATTCGAATTATTCATGCATGATTGTTAAAATTAGCGGGGCAATGGCAGTGCTAGAAGTCATTGGAAGTGTAAAAGGAATATTTGATAATATAGCTATGTATAGGCATGTTATGGGGTATTATTATGATATATATTGGTCCTTATTTGGATTTTTATCTAATATTGAAAATCAAATTATCAAATAAATTAAAATACCAACCGTCAAATTCGATGGTTGGTATTTTTTTTCGCAAAATTTGAAAGGGGGGAATGTACTTGGATGAAAAAGAGATATACGAGATCTGCCAGAGTGTAGATAGTGCCATAGCTGCGGAACTGGCAGAATCCATCATGTATAAAGTATCGTTTGAAGCATTGGAAGCACACCACGGCATCCTCCCGATCAGCCGGAGGGGGTTCTATCGGAAAAGGGAAACTGCGAATGGGATTATTAAAGAACGGACAACGCATCTGGTGGAAGAATTGGATGGGCAGTTAAGAATGACATGGGAATAATCGTGAGACGCGGTTGAAAGATTATATATATATGACTATAATTGTGATGTAAGGATAAATTGGGAAAATGGCGATAATACGAAAAGTGAGGAAGGTTAAATGAGCGCATACGAAGTGATTCAGAACTTGGCAATAGGGGTTGTGAGTGGTATATTTTCAGGTGTTATAGTTTCTATGGTGTTTTACCTATTGGGAAATTATCAAAATGAAATTGAAGAGGCAAAAAGAATTCTCATGCCACTATACGAGGCGGTGGTTTTAGAAAAGGCTGTTGAAAAATACGGAATAGAAAACAGCGAAGAATGCATTCAAATAATTCAAAAAGACATAGATGATGTAACATCGAATTTAAATCCAAATATATATAGTTGTGGTTTAAGGATAATAATGTCTGATGTCGATGAAATCGTTACAAATGGTCAATATTATAAAAGAAATGGCAAGGAAGTATTATTGGATGAAAATAGGTTGCATGACTTGACAAGTGCCATAAAACCTAAATTAGATGAACTTATTCAATATGAATGCAACTTCAAAAAAAATTTTTCAAAAAGAATTTTTCAGAATAAATTTATGCTGGTTATGGGGGTGGTTGTTATTGCAATGGTTGCAATTATTCTAATTTCCTAGAAAATAAATGAAAACATAATACGAGGATTGGTGTACAATCAATTTATTCAAATATGTATCCAGTAATAAAAAGGTCGCCTCGCATGGCGGTGCCCTTTTTTGTACTCTAAATTTGGCACAAATTTCCCCCAAACCTATTGTATGATATTATCAGAAACATTGTAGTGATAATAGATAATACCAGAAAGAGGAGAATGCGGTGGGAGTAGATAAGAAAATATTAGAGCAGTATGTAGATGCGTGCGAGATGATCCGGGAGACGGAGCAGGACATTAAGAGATTGCAGCGTAAACGGCAAACGATTGTGACAGGAAGTGTAAAAGGTTCGATGAATGATTTCCCGTATGCAGAAACACATTTCAAGATTGAAGGAACATCGTTCACATATACGGATGATACGCAGTTGCGTATAGAAGAAAAACTGCTGGAAGAGAGAAAAGCCCAGTCGGAAGAGATCAAACTGCAGGTGGAGCAGTGGATGAACGGCATACCGGTACGGATGCAGAGGATCATCCGGTATAAGTTCTTTGAGGGAATGAGCTGGGAACAGGTGGCTGTAAGAATGGGGAGAAAAAGCACCGAGGGAAGCGTTAAGATGGAGTTTCAGAGATTTATGGATGCTGCGTAAAAGTTTGTTACGAATGTTACACATGTTACGAAAAATCAATGTATAGTATAAACTGCAAGAAGTGAATTGAGAGAGCCAAGAGCCATTTGCTTTTTGCAACTCCCCCAACCCAGAGAAGGCGCCCGTTTAATGATGGGTGCTTTTTTGTATGTAAAGAAAAGGTAGGTGATGGTCCTTGCCAAAGGCAAAAGATGCGAGAGCGGACAAAGCCTTTGAAATGTATAAGCAAGGGCTTAAGCTGATAGAGATTGCAAACCAGCTCGGGATAGCCGAGGGAACTGTGCGGAGCTGGAAGAACCGGTATAAGTGGGATGATGGCGGCAATGCAACGTTGCGAAAGAAAGAGAAAAAGGAATGCAACGTTGCGAAAGAAAGTAAGCGAGCGAAGAGAGCAAAGAAAGAGCCTGTTGCACATGAGGTTGAAGCAGTAATACAGAATACTGATTTGACCGATAAGCAACAGCTTTTTTGCATTTATTACATTCGTTGCTTTAATGCAACCAAGGCATATCAGAAAGCATATGGATGCGACTACCGTACAGCACAAAGTAATGGCTATCAATTACTTACAAATACTTACATCCGAGATGAGATTATGCGGTTGAAGCAGGAGCGACTCAATAGAGAGTTTCTAAGTGAGTCAGACATCTTCCAGAAGTACATGGACATTGCATTTGCAGACATGACGGATTTTGTTGATATTCACGGAGGCTTTGTTTCTGTGAGACAGGAAATTGATGGAACAATCGTCAGCGAAGTAAGCAATACCCAGAGTGGTATCAAGATTAAGCTTGCCGACCGGATGAAAGCCTTGCAGTGGCTTACAGATCATATGGATCTTGCGACAGAGAAACAGCGGGCAGAGATTGCACTGTTAAAATCTAGGGCGGATGCTGGCAAGGACGATCGCGAAAACAAGCTGGATAAATTCTTTGAGCAGATAGAAGGTGCACTGAAAGATGCTGAGTGATTTATATACACCGAAACAGCTTGATACATTCCGGTTTGCTGTGAACAGTGATTATTTCATGCTGATCAATCACGGGGCAAAGCGTACCGGAAAAACAGTTTTGGATAATGACCTGTTTCTGTATGAATTGCGCAGGATTAAGAAAATTGCTGCCGCACAGGGCGTAGAGAATCCACAATATATATTGGCTGGTGCGGATCTTGGAGCACTTAACCGAAATGTACTGATTGAGCTTTCAAACAAATATGGCATCGAGTTTCATTTTGACAAATTCAACCGTTTCAAGCTGTTCGGGGTGCAGGTGTGCTGCTTCGGTCATTCTAAGATCAATGATTTGGGGCGCATCCGAGGAATGACTGCATATGGGGCTTATATCAATGAAGGAACAATGGCAAAGCAGGAAGTGTTTGACGAGATTAAGTCCAGATGTTCCGGCAATGGTGCGAGGATGCTGATTGATACAAACCCGGACAACCCTGAACATTGGCTTAAGAAAGATTTTATCGATAAAGCCGATGGAAAGACCATTAAGGCAGTGCAATACAGGCTGGATGATAATACGTTCCTGTCAGAGCGATATAAGCAGAATATGAAAGAAACAACACCCTCTGGAATGTTCTATGACCGCAATATTAACGGAATGTGGGTGATGGGCGAGGGTGCCGTATATCGTGATTTTAATGCCAAGGTGCATTATATCAGCAGGGAAGAATTGCAAAAGGTCAATTTTGTCAAATACATAGCCGGGGTTGACTGGGGATATGAGCATTTCGGGGCAATTGTGCTACTGGGAAAGGATGATACGGGTTGTTACTATCTCATCAGAGAAATTGCCCGCCAGTTCGAGGAAATAGATTTCTGGTTGGAACAGGCGCAGAAAATCAAAACCGAATATGGCAATATTCCATTTTACTGTGACTCTGCCAGACCGGAATACGTCAAAAAATTCAAACAAAATGGTCTGAGGGCAGTTAATGCTAATAAAGCGGTACTAAGTGGTATTGAGCGCGTGGCGCAACTGTATAAACAGAATAAGCTGCGGGTTGTAGATGACGTGGAGCGGTTCCGGGATGAAATTTATATGTATGTCTGGAATGAAAAGACAGGAGAGCCGGTCAAACAGTTTGATGATGTGCAGGATGCTATCCGATACGCAATATATACTGACGAAAATCATGGCGGCATCAGCATTTTGAAATAGAGGTGAGAACATGGAACTTGAGGTAATGAAAAAACTCATAAGAAAATACGAACCGGGACATACACGGTTTTCCTTGCGGGCGATGCAGGCGGAACGGTACTACCGGAATGAAACGGATATTCTGGTAAAAGACAAGCTCACAGACGAAAAAGAGAAAGAGGAACCCGACAATCCGTTACGTAACGCAGATAACCGGATCCCCCGGAACTTCCACGGGCTTATCGTAAATCAGAAAGCTGCGTACATGTTCACGGCACCGCCGCTTTTTGACATTGGGAACGAGCATGGAAATGAAGTTGTGACAGAAATACTCGGGGATGAATACCGGAAGAATTGCATGGAGCTGTGCATAAACGCTGCCAATGCGTCCGTGGGATGGATTCACTACTGGGAGGATGAAGATGGAACATTCCAGTGGGCGGTAGTTGACAGCAAACAGATTATCCCCATCGAATCCCACAATCTGAAAAAGAAGTTGCTAGGTGTTCTCCGTATGTACGATGAAATCGACGAGGAAACAGGAGATACCTATGCAATTTATGAGTGCTGGGACAAGGAAAGCTGCTGGTCATTCCGGCGGAAGAACGGCGATACCTTGGATGATGGGCTGTTCTACTACAATACGTTCATGGTGCCGGATACCGGCGATTTTACCGCAGAATATCGGCACGAATTCGGAGAGGTGCCGTTTATTCCATTCCCGAACAACAACACGGATACAAATGATCTGAAAAACATTAAGCCGCTGATAGACGTATACGACAAGGTCTACAGTGGTTTTGTTAATGATTTGGATGATATTCAGGAACTGATAATTGTCCTGTCCGGGTATGGCGGCACGGACCTCAATACGTTTCTGTCAGATCTGAAAAAATACAAGACTATTAAGGTGGACGGTGATGAGGGCAGCAACCCAGGAGTGAGCACGCTCAACATTGAGATTCCGATTGAAGCCCGCAACAGTGTGTTAGAAGCCACCAGAAAGGCTATTTTTGAACAGGGGCAGGGATTTGACCCACAGCCGGAGAACTTCGGAAATCAGAGCGGAGAAGCGCTTAAATTCATGTATTCGTTGCTTGAAATGAAAGCCGGGCTGACGGAGACGGAGTTCCAGCTTGGGTTCGCCCGTCTGGTAAGAGCGATATGCCGCCATGAGGGAATTGATTGCAAGAAAATTATACAAACATGGAGCCGCACTTGTGTGAAAAATGACACGGAGCAGGCACAGATTTGCAAGGATTCGGTTGGAATTGTCAGTAAAAAGACGATTCTCAAAAATCATCCGCTTGTCGAAGATGCGGATGCGGAGCTGAAGCAGTTGGAGAAAGAGGCACAGGAAGCACAGGAGAAGGCAGATGCTTACGCCGGTGCTTTTGATGCATCTAAAAATAGCACTGAAACAGATAGCAATGAGAAAGCAGATGCCGAGCAGTGAAATGAGGTGATTGCATGGGAGAACGGACAAGTGAATACTGGCAGGAGCGCTTCCGGCAGTTGGAAGAATCACAGCATGATACGTCCGTTCAGACCGTGCAGGAGATTGAGCAGGAGTTCCGGCGGGCAGAGCAGGCGCTTGACGGGAAGATTAACGCCTGGTATCAGCGGTTTGCTGCCAACAACGGCATTTCAATGGTGGAAGCCAGACGTTTGCTTAACAGTGAAGAACTGGAAGAGTTCCGGTGGGATGTGCAGGATTATATTAAATACGGGCGCGAGAATGGCATAAATCAACAGTGGGCAAAACAGCTTGAGAACGCATCCGCAAAGGTGCATATCAGCAGATTGGAAGCTCTCAAGGTGCAGACACAGCAGGAGATTGAAAAGCTGTACGGAAATTATCATGATTCCATCGATGAACATATCACAAATCTGTATACATCCGGGTATTACCATACTGCATACGAAGTGCAGCGAGGTATCGGTGTTGGCTGGCAGATGCAGAGCTTTAATCCGGAAAAGGTCAATGACATCATACATAAGCCCTGGGCGGTGGATGGACGCAACTTTTCAGAGCGCATTTGGACGGATAAAACGAAGCTGATTAACAATATGCACGATTCCTTAACGCGGATGTGCATCACCGGAGAATCGCCGGATCGAGCCATACGGGAAATATCCCAGAACATGAAAGTAAGCAGATCACAGGCGGCGCGAATTGTTCAGACGGAATCAGCCGCTTTTTCTGCTAAGGCACAGGAAACGTGTTTTTCTGACCTTGACGTGGAAGAGTTCGAGGTGGTTGAGACATTGGACAGCCGCACTTGCCCAACCTGCGGGGAGATGGACGGGAAGCACTTTCCGATGAAAGACTATAAGATTGGTGTTACCGTGCCACCGTTCCATCCGAATTGCCGGGGATGCACCTGCCCGTATTTCAACGATGAATTTACCACAGGGGAGAGAGTTGCACGCGGAGCAGATGGCAAGAAGTATTATGTGCCGGAGAATACGACGTATGAGGAGTGGAAGAAATCGTTTGCGGATGGTAATACAGAGAAAGGAATTAGCGGCAAGTATTCACAAAAGACGCATGACAATAAGGTTGATGTAGGTTTTGTAAAGAGCACGGAGTATAGAAAGAAGTTTGAGAATCTTGATGAGAATGAAAATACTCAGAAGGCAATATGGCAGAAAGCACGCGACATTTTAGTACATCGAAACGGAACTAATAAAGAAGATATGTATTTAATTAGTGTCATCGATGGAAAGATAAAAGGGAAAAGCGTTGCTGCAAAAGAAGATAATATAGTTGAGTATAATAAAAGCCTGAGAGATGCGGTAGAAATAGAACCAAGAGGAACACTTATAAGTATACATAATCATGGAACAAATATTCCTCCGACTGGAGCAGATTTTGCGTCAGCGGGTTATAGGGGATACAGAAAGGGAATTGTTGTATGTCATAATGGAGATGTATATGTATATGAGGTTGGCGACAAGCCGTTTTCCCAAAGATTATTTGATGAGACTGTTGAAAAATACAGAAAAAGTGGATATAATAAAGGCATAGAAGCAAATATAAAAGCGTTAGAGCAGTTTGAAATGGACTACGGAATAAAGTGGAGAAAATTATAATGAGCAAGAAATATTACGATGGTCCGGTGCAAGATACGGAACGAACTCTTGAAGAACTGGAAAAGGACATTGAAAAGGAAAAAAAACGGTGCGAAAAAATGAATAGTTGGGAAGACGCAGAATAATACCACCAGCCAATAACGGTTAGGTGGTATTTTTATACCCAAAATCAGAAGGAGGAATGATGAATCGAGAAATAATAGAGAACCAGATTATACTGTGCTTGGAGTTGCAGGAAAAGTGCGGAATTGAAAACATAGAAACATTTCTGGCTCTTAGTAAGCGCGTGGTAGAGCTTGATAAAATGCTAAGTAGTACGGAGGAACATCCACCAGATACGAAAACACAGAGCAAAGCAGAAGTATTTTAATAATAACAGGACAACCGGAAATTTATGAACCGAACGGCGTAGAGGTGGCGCCAAGTAAGTTCCTCCGGCAGTCCTGTTTTTATATTGTCCGAAAGCCTTATGACGTTTAAACTGCGGCAATTTGCCCTTATGCATGGCATCAAAACTGCATACTGCTTGTGGAGACACCACGCTTAAAAACGGTGCAGGAAAGGAAACTATGGAATTTTTAAAAGACATTTTAGGCGAGGATCTCTATAAGCAGGTGTCTGATACCGTCAATGCCTATAACGGAAAGCCGGAGAATAAGGATAAGCAGGTAAAGCTTGCAGACCTTGGATCTGGTCAGTATGTTGACAAAGGCAAGTATGATACCGCCGTGGCAGAAAAAGAGAATCTTGCCGGTCAGATTAAGACACTCAACACAACTATCGGAGATTTAAAGAAGAACAATGCCGATAACGAGACGTTACAGACCACTATTGCCAATCTGCAGGGTGAACTTAAAAAACAGCAGACTGCAAGCGAGGAGATTGCGAAGACCTATGCGCTGAAAGATTCCCTCACAAAGCAGGGCGTACTTGATCCGGATTATCTGATCTACAAAGCCGGTGGTCTTGAGAAGTTCAACTTCGACAAGGAAGGAAAGCCGATCGGCGTGGAAGAGGTTGTGAAGCCATACAAAGATGATGCGGCTATGGCTCACCTGTTCAAGCAGGAGCAGCCCAAACCGCCGTACAACCCTAAGAATGGCGGCGCAGGCGGTGTAACGAATCCATTCGCAAAAGACACTTTTAATCTGACCGAACAGGGACGTATGTTAAAAGAAAACCCGGCGCAGGCAAAAGAACTTGCCGCAGCGGCCGGAGTAACACTGTAAGAAAGAGAGGATGATAACTTATGGCAATTACAAAGATTGCAGACGTAATTGTACCGGAGCTTTTTAACCGGTATGTAATCAACAGAACGATGGAGCTGTCCGCGTTCTTCCAGAGCGGAATCGTGGTAAACAGCCCGGAATTTGACGCACTGGCAAGCGAGGCAGCCAGAACACACAATATGCCGTTCTTTGAGGATTTACAGGGTGAGTCCGAGGCAATCCTTGAGGATGTGAAGATGACCGCAAAGAAGATCGGTTCCAACAAGGACGTATCCACCACGATTTACAGACAGAATATGTGGGGAGCAAGTAATCTTTCCGCGGCGCTGGCCGGAGCTGATCCGATGAAAGCCATCGGTGATCTGGTGGCATCCTACTGGGCAAGAGATATGCAGAAGGAGCTTATCTCAATCCTTGCTGGAGTGTTCGGCACCACTACTGCGGGGGCAGAGGGAACACCGGCGGCAGAAACCAGAATGGCAGATCATATTCTTGACCTTACCACCGGAAAAACGGATGCGGCAAAGCATATCAGCGCATCTGCGTTTATTGACGCATGCCAGCTGCTCGGCGACGCGCAGGCGCAGTTATCCGGCGTAGCGATGCACTCGGCGACAAAGTCTTATCTGAAAAAGCTGAATCTGATCGAGACAGAGCGTGATTCTACGGATGTTGAGTTTGACACCTATCAGGGTAGACGCGTGACCGTGGATGATGGCTGTCCGGTAACTTCCGGTGGCGTGTATACGACATACCTGTTTGGCAATGGTGCGGTAGCTTACGGCAATGGTTCTCCGACCGGATTTGTTTCAACAGAGGTTGACCGTGATAAGCAGACCGGCGGCGGTATCGATTATCTTATCAACCGTAAGGCGTTTATCCTGCATCCGAGAGGAATTGCATACACCGGAGCTGTTCGTGAGCATGTAGAGACACCGCTTCGTGCAGAACTTGCCAAGGCAGAGAACTGGAAACCGGTATATGAGCCGAAGCAGCTTAGAATTGTAGCAATCAAGCATAAGATCGGTTAGGAGGTGCGGTATGGCAGAGGAAAGCAAGCTGACAGTCGAAAGGCTGTCGGCGCTTCTCGGGATAAGCGACCCGGATGAGACAGTGAAAGTCCACTTGGAGTTTGCGCTTGAAAATGCAGAGGATACGGTAAAAAACTACTGCCATATCGACGAGATTCCGGCAGGACTGGAAACCACGGTACTGCGCATGGCGATGGATATTTACCGGAATGAGCATATGGGGAGTGCCAATATACCACAGACGGTTTCTTCGGTGCAGATCGGCGATACAACAACATCTTTTAAGACTTCCGCGGCGGAGTTCTCGGAAAGCCTTATGAAGAATTACAAGCCGGTGCTGAACCGTTACCGGAAGGTGGTGTTTTGATGGATATGGTCAGAATGGCAATTGAAGCCATGTATGAAGATACCTGCACGGTTGTGGAACACCGTAAGACCAAGGAAAAGGGCGTTGTGACATACACGGACACCGTGGTCTTGGAAAATCAGCCGTGCAAGCTGTCGTTTGAGACGATCGCACAGGCAGAAAAGACCGATGCGGCATCTCCGGTAGCGCAGGCGGTAAAGCTGTTTGTTGCGCCGGAGGTGGAAATCAAGAGCGGCTCCAAGATCATCGTGACACACTGTGGCAATTCCACGGAGTACACCAGGAGCGGCGTCCCGGGGATGCACCCGACGCATCAGGAAATTATGCTGGATTTATTTAAGGAGTGGGCTTGATGGGAAATACAAAGGTTGATCTGAAACAATTGGAGGAGTTCCGGGATAGAGTTCAGAAAGCTGCCGATGAGGAACAGCAGAGAGCGTTCATGGAAGCCTGTGCCAAGGAGTTGGCAGCACGATTGCTGGCAAAGGTTATTAAGCGGACTCCGGTAGGGGATTATTCGGATTCCTATGATGTGGAGGATGACGGTCAGCAGAAGTTCCTTGTTATGTCAGAAAAACAGGGTGGAACACTGCGCAGAAGCTGGACGGTTGGAACGATTGAAAAATCCGGTAATACTTATACGATTAAAGTTACCAACGATCAGCTTTATGCCAGCTATGTAGAGTTTGGACATCGCCAGACGCCGGGCAGATATGTTCCCGCTATTGGAAAGCGTCTAAAAAAAGGCTGGGTGCCGGGACAGCTTATGCTTACCGTTTCTGAAAATGAAATCCGCAAGGCAGCACCGGGAATCCTCGAGAAGAAACTGGCAGCATGGTTAAATGAGGTGTTTACATGATCAACGAAGTTTTAAAGGGCATCACAGATGCCATATATGCCGCATTTGGCGATAACTATGAAATCCATACAGAAGCATCGATGCAGGACATGGAAGAGCCTGCATTTTTTGTGCGCTGCATTAATCCGGATGTGCCACGGGGGCTTACCGGTCGTAGAAAAGCCACATTGCTTTTTATTGTGCAGTATTTCCCGGAAAGCGACGAGCCAAAGAAAGAGATCAATACCGTTTACGAACGGTTGAGCGAGTGTCTGGACCTTATAGAGGTAGAAGGTAAGATGGTGCGCGGTACGATCGAATGCAAGGACATATCGGACGATGTGATGTCGGCAACGGCAGAATATATGTTATTCCTTGGGCAGAGCCAGAAAGATGCGTATATGGAAGAATGCGAAGTGAAAGGAGAGGTAAACAGTGGCAGAAGCAGTTAATAAGGTTACTTATACCAAAGAGCAGATCATTGGTTCCAGGAAATATGCGGGCAGGGTGGATCTCCTGTCGGCATTACTGGAACCGGGAAAATCTTATACGCTTGAGGAAGTGGATAAGAAAATGGAAAAATACATGAAAGGAGCGGTGCGATAATGTACGGAGGTGGACAGTGGACAACCCAGAATAAGGTTTTGGGTGGTGCTTATATCAATTTTATTTCGGCGGCGCGTGTGACCACGAATCTGTCAGAACGTGGCGTGGCATCCATGCCTCTTGAACTTGACTGGGGTGCGGATAACGTGATGATGGAGGTGGCGCAGGAAGATTTCATTAAGAATTCGCTCACGCTGTTCGGTTATGCCTACACAGATGATAAGATGCAGCCGCTGCGCGAACTGTTTGCGCACGCGACAAAGGCTTATATCTATAAGCTGACATCGGGCGGGGTAAAGGCGGAAAATACCTATGCGACAGCGAAGTGCTGCGGAATCCGTGGCAATGATCTGAAGGTTGCTATTGCGGTGAATGTGGACGGAGATGGCTTTGACGTGAAGCTGTATCTGGACGCGCAGCTTGTGGATTCCCAGACGATAGCATCCGCGGCAGATCTGAAAGAAAATGCCTGGGTTACATGGAAAGAAACCGCACTTGAAGCAACGGCAGGCGTTCCGCTGGCAGGCGGTACGAATGGAACTGTCAATGGTGAGGTGCATCAGAAATACCTGGATCTTTTGGAATCATATACCGTGAATACGATCGGCGCGATCATGAGTGATGCTACCACGGCGAAACTGTATGCCGCATTTGCAAAGCGTATGAGGGACAAGGTCGGGGCGAAATTCCAGGCAGTCCTGTATAACTGCGCGGCGGATTATGAGGGCGTCATCAATGTGAAGAACAGCCCGGATGTGATTCCGTGGGTTGTGGGTCTGGAAGCGGCATGCGGGGTTAATGCGACCTGTACCAACGCGGTCTACGATGGGGAGCTTGAGATTGACACCGCTTATACGCAGACACAGCTTGAGAACGCTGTGAAAGCCGGTGAATTCGTCCTGCACAGCGTGGGAACGGAAGTGCGTGTCTTAGAGGACATCAATTCTCTTGTGACACTTACGGAGGATAAAAACGAACTCTTCCAGAGCAACCAGACGATCCGTGTGCTGGACCAGATCGCGATGGATATCGCATCGCTGTTCAACACGAAGTATCACGGCAAGGTTCAGAACAATGAATCTGGTCGTGTCAGCTTATGGAACGATATTGCATCGCATCATAAGCAGTTAGAGCAGCTTGGAGCAATCGAGAATTTTTCGGAGGATGATGTTGTGGTCTCCGCCGGAAGCGAGAAGCGCGGCGTATATGTGGAAGATAAGGTGACGATCGTCAATGCAATGTCACAGTTGTATATGACGGTCGTGATTGAGTAGGAGGTAAAGAGATGTTTAACGCTTATATGAATGAACAGGATGTGCCGTCTGCAAAAGAGGCGGAAGCTTTTGTCACGGTTGGCGAACAGCGGTATAATCTGCTGAACGCAAAGAATTTTGAGGGCAAGGCAAACATCAGCACCAAGGAGATCCCGGTGCTGGGAAAGATCATTTCCGGCAGGAAGCCGACCGGAATGGTCGTGCAGGCAAAAATGACGGTCTACAAATGCTCGGAGATGTTTGACCGGATTGTAACAGAGTACAAAAATACCGGTCATCTGCCGGTGTTTGAATTGCAGACAACAAACAATGATGCGGCTACCTGCATGGGGCGCAGTACAAAGGTTTATCACAACTGCGTGATCGACGGAGATGTGCTGCTGTCAATGTTTGATGCCGAGGGTGGATTTGTCGAGCAGGAGATCAATTTCTATGCTGCGGATTATTCCAGCCCGGAATCCTACAAGGAGCCGTCCTACCTGTAACAAGTCAACGGCGGCGGGAGACTGCCGCCAATTAAGAGAATGAGGAGAAAAACATATGGGAAACTTAAAAGCATTTTTGAAACAGAATAAGAAAGCCAAAAAGACAACGCAGTTTGCTGCCACAAAGTCACTGTGTGATGAGAACGGTGATCCGTTACTCTGGACGATCAGACCTCTGTCCACAAAAGAATCTGCGGCAATCCGGGATGAATGTACGATTGAGGTGCCGGTAACCGGCAAGCCTGGACTGTATCGGCAGAAGGTTAATACGGATGAGCTTCTGAGAAAAATGATTTGCGCCGCGGTTGTGGAGCCGGATCTGCACAATGCAGAACTGCAGGATTCCTATGGCGTTATGAGCGCAGAGGCATTGATTGTGGAAATGGTCGACAACCCGGAAGAGTTCGGTGAGCTTGCCACATTCGTGCAGGAATACAGCGGCATCGATGAGACACTGCAGGAGAAGGTTGACGAGGCAAAAAACTAATCAATGGCGGCGACGGTGAAGCGGCATATGCGCATTATTGCTTGCAGAAGTTTCACTGGCTGCCGTCATTCTTTTCTGAATTGGATCGGAATGAGAAAGCTTTTGTGATTGCGTCCATAGATCTTCGGGTCGAGGAAGAGAAGCGCAAGGCAAAAGAAATCCAGAAGTAGGAGGTGAGAGGATGTCAAGTATTCAGACTGCGATAGAGTTGTCGGACCGTATGTCTGCGCCGCTCTACAATATCTGTACGGCGGTGAATATGGTGATAAGCAATTTTGAAGCGCTGGAATATGCGTCCAGCACCGCGATTGATACGTCGTCGATGGAAGAGGCGCGACAGCTGCTTGCCGATGGCATGGTGGGTTTACAGGACATCACAAGTGCCACGGAGAGCGCGCGCCGGAAACAGGAGGAATACAACCAGAAGTTACAGGCTGGATCACAGCATACGGATGTGCTCGTGAATAAGGTGAAATCGCTTGTCGGAGCGTATGTCGGCATTTCTACGGTAAAAAACGCACTGGATCTGTCGGATGAACTCACACAGACCACGGCGCGCCTTGATATGATGGTGTCGCAGTATAATGCGTTGAATGGGACGATGCAGACGACAGATGAACTCTCGCAGATGATCTTCCTGTCGGCGCAGAATTCCAGGGCGTCTTATATGGATACAGCTGCATCGGTGGCGAAACTCGGAAATAATGCCCGGGATGCTTTTGCATCGACCGGCGAGATTGTGCAGTTCGCGGAGTTGGTAAATAAGCAGTTTACGATAGCCGGGGCATCGGCAACAGAATCGTCCAATGCGTTTTTGCAGCTGACACAGGCGTTAGGGTCTGGCGTGCTCCGTGGCGATGAGTTGAACAGTATCTTCGAGCAGGCGCCGAACTTGATCCAGACCGTAGCTGATTACATGGATGTTCCAATCGGTAAGATCCGGGAAATGGCATCAGATGGACAGATCACCGCGGATATTGTAAAGAATGCAATGTTTGCGGCAGCAGATGATATTGATGCAAAATTTAACTCGATGCCACTGACCTGGGGGCAGTTGTGGACGCAGTATTCCAACTTGGCGTTAAAAACATTTCAACCGGTACTACAGCGGCTGAATGAGATGGCAAACGATCAGCATATGCAAACGGCATTGACCGGAATTATGAATGCCCTGTCCGGGGCGGCAACGATCGCTTTGAATGTGATCGATGTGATGGTAACGGGCGGGGCGTTTATCGTGGATAACTGGTCAATGATCGCACCGGTTATAGGTGGAGTAGCGGCGGCACTGGCGGCGTATGCAACGCATTTAGGGGTTGTAAAAACGGTAGAGGCAGTCAGTACAGGAATAAAAGTTGCCCTGTGTTTGGCATCATACGCGCATGCAGCTTTTACGAAAAAGGAAGCATCAGAAACTGCTATAGCTACAGCAACCCAATATGGGTTTAATACGGCATTATTGGCGTGTCCGCTTACATGGATTGTGGCAGCGATTATTATTGTTATAGCTGCGATATATTTAATTGTTGCAGCAATTAACAAAACACAACATACCGCCTATAGTGCGACCGGGGTTGTAGCTGGAATATTTGCCACACTGGGAGCACATATAATTAACACATTTGTTGTTCCGGCATGGAATGGGTTTGCCACGCTGGCGAATTTTTTCGGGAATGTATTTAATAATCCTGTCGCGGCAGTAGAGGTGATGTTTTATGATCTGTGTCTTACAGTCCTTGGATATATCTCAAATCTTGCGAGTGCGATACAGACACTTTTGAACAAAATACCGGGAGTTGAAGTCGATATTACCAGCGGTTTAGACGGATTCTACTCAAAGTTGGAAGAGGCACAGCAGGCGGTCAAGGATAAGTCAGGCTGGGTTGAGCAGGTCGGCAAGATGGATTATGTCGATTATCAGACTGCATACAACAAGGGATATGATTTCGGACAGGGCGTAGAGAACAAGGTTTCTGATTTCTTTGGTGGTATTAAGGATCTTGGAAACAGCGGAGACACCGGAGCATTAGGCAGTTATGGAGCCGCATCTGATATGGCTGCGAATGTTGCCAACATAGCAGGTGATACATCGAGTATCTCGGATTCGCTGGATGTTTCGGAAGAGGATCTGAAGTATCTGCGAGATATTGCGGAGCAGGAAGCAATCAACCGTTTTACGACGGCGGAGATCAAGGTGGATATGTCCGGTATGAGCAATACTGTGCATAATACCAATGATCTGGACGGTATTGTGGACGGATTGACCACGCGGGTACTGGAGGCGATGGAAATAGTCCGGGATGGAGCCTAAATATCGACAAACGCAGAAGGGAGGTGTATAATAATTTCACAAATTATTAGGGAGGAACTATTATGGGGTTATTTGGTAAGAAAGATCAAGCTAAGGAATATACAGATATCGTGCATGTTGTAGGGTTGTCAATCCCAGAAAATTGTAAATGCAAAGTTATGCTTAAAACTCAGGAAATGGTGATTTCCGGGGCTGGGACAGAAATGACATTATTGTATGAGAAAATACATAATGTTGATTTTCAGATGGATATTGATGAAAGCATATATCAGAAAAGCAGTTTGGCGAAAGGAATTGTTGGAGCAGCAACTTTTGGAGTGGCAGGAGCGGTGCTTGGTTCTGCACCGAAGACAAAAACAAAACGTGAGGTAAAATGCTATGCAATTGTGACATATCAAAATGCAGATGGCGAAGCACAGACGTTTGTTTTAAGAGATGAATATCCTAATACTCAAAAATGTGCAAAGCTGATAGAGCAATTAAAACCCAAAATTACAGCTAGGATGAATAGAGTGGAATTATAAAGATAGAGAATCCCCGCTTACATGACGTAGGCGGGGATTTTTATACCCGATTTTAGGAAAGGAGGAATGACCGTGGCATACAGATTGTATATGGATGGCATTTTATTTCCCGTTACGCCGTCCAAGATCACCATGAAAATTAACGGCAAAAATGAAACGGTCACACTGATCAATGAGGGGGAAGCCAATATTTTAAAAAGCCCCGGGCTGACGGACGTGGATTTTGAGCTGCTGCTTCCGGCGGTGCAGTACCCGTTTGCGGTATACCCGAGCGGATTCCGTCCGGCAAAATACTATCTGGACAAGCTGGAAGCGTTGATGAGCGCCAAGAGTGCATTTCAGTATGTGGTCACGCGAACGGATGGAACGAATCAGCGTTTGTTTGATACCAGCATGAAGGTATCGATTGAAAGCTACGACATCGTGGAGGACGCGGGGGAAGGGCTGGATGTAACGGTAAAAGTAAAGCTCCGGCAGTACCGGGAATTCACAACCAAGGCGTGTACGATTGACATTTCGCTTCCGAAGCCGAGAGCTGCAATGCAGGCAGCAAGAGCGGCATCATCCAACGCGCCGTCCGGCGGGTCTTACACGGTGAAAAAGGGGGATTGCCTGTGGAAGATTGCAAAGCAGTATTATGGGAACGGAAGCAAGTGGGGAACGATTTACAATGCCAATAAGTCGGTGATCGGCGGGAATCCGAATCTGATCTATCCGGGGCAGGTACTTGCCATTCCGGCGGCGTAGGAGGGACATATGTACGAGTTATTGATACAGCATGATAGCACGGCGTATATGCCGCCTGTGAAAGAAGAAGTGAAGGTTACGACGGAGCGGCAGATCAGCCCCGGAGTGCTCGAATTCAGCTTTGTGGACACTGGAATCAACATTGGAAATGGTGATCCGGTTCGGTTCAAGGATGCAGATGGAAAAGAAGTGTTCTATGGATTCATTTTTCGCATGAAACGCGATCGCAGTAACATTGTGACGATTACGGCATATGACCAGATCCGGTATCTGAAGAATAAGGATACGCTCGTATATGAGAATAAGACGGCGGATGGTGTGGTGGCGCTGATCGGTGAGAAGTATGGATTTAACATCGGTACACTTGCCAATACGGTGTGGGTGATCGCGTCGCGGGTGGAAGATAATGTGTCGCTGCTTGATATGATCAGTAATGCCCTGGATCAGACGTTGCAGAATACGGGGGACTTGTACATCCTGCATGACGATTTTGGAAAGCTGAATTTGTCTTTCCTCGGTGATATGTATGTGCCGATCATGATCGATGCGGAAACTGGCCAGAATTATGACTATGAGTCTTCCATCGATGAAAATACCTATAACCGGATCAAACTGGTTTATGACAATGAGGATGCCGGGAAGCGGGAGGTTTATATCGCACAGGATTCATCCAATATCAACAGGTGGGGGATTTTACAGTATTTTGATGCGCTACAAAAGGGAGAAAACGGGCAGGCAAAGGCGGACGCGTTATTACAGCTTTACAATAAGGAGACGCGGACGCTGACAGTCAAGGATGCCGCCGGAGACTCACGGGTGCGCGGTGGATCGCTCGTCGTGGTGCAGCTTGATCTCGGTGACGTGAAGCTTCAGAATCTCATGTTGGTGGAAAAATGCGTTCACAAGTACGGCGAGAGCAAACACACAATGGATTTGACAGTATCGGGAGGTGATTTTAGTGCATGACGCAAATGATTTTGTCCGGGCGGTGCAGCAGGTATCGACGAATGCGAATGATGCCGGGTATCCGGCTACGGTGATGTCCGGGACGGTAACATCTGCCAGCCCTTTAAAAATCAAAATCGAACAGAGATTTGAGATCAGCGGAAGCATGCTGATTCTGCCGGAACATTTGAAAGAGCGTGAAATCAAGGTGACAGTAAAGCCGACGCATACCGAGGACGGCGGTACGCCGGAGCATAACCATGAATATGGCGGCGAATTAACGGTGACGGTACATAGCGGTCTGAGTATTGGTGACAGCGTACAGGTGGTCCGGCAGCAGGGCGGGCAGAAATATCTTGTAATCGGGAAGGTGGTGTAAGCATGATACCGGTATCAAACCAGTTGAAAAACGTCGAAGTGGTAGAACAGCCGTCTCTCTGTCCGAGAATGATCGTGGAAAGTGAACGGATCATAGGGCAGTGCGATGATGTCGAAGCTATTAAGCAGGCGATCTATAACATTCTGAATACCGAGCGGTATCAGTATATTATATTTTCGTGGGACTATGGTGTGGAACTTAAGGATCTGTTCGGAAAACCAATCGATTATGTTATGCCGGAGGTAGAGCGGCGCATCACGGAGGCTCTGGTGCAGGATGACAGGATTGATTCCTGCGACAGTTTTGAGTTTGAGAAAAAAGGAAGAAAATTGCTGGTTACGTTCGTTGCACATACGAAATTTGGAAGCGTTCCGGCACAGAAGGAGGTGGATGTATAAGTGTACGAGGAGCAGACGTTTGATGCAATTATGCAGAGGATGCTTGAGCGCATTCCGGATACGCTGGATAAGAGAGAAAGCAGTCCTGTATATATGGCGCTTGCACCGGCGGCGGTCGAATTGGCATCATTGTATGTTGGATTTGATTGCATGCTGGCGGAGACATTCGGCGATACAGCATCGCGGGAGTACCTGATCCGGTTATGTGCGGATAGGGGTATCACACCCAAGACAGCTACTTATGCGGTACTGGAATTAGAGACGGATGTGGAGGTGCCGGTCGGAACACGGTTTACCGGCGGGGATCGCATTTATAAGGTAACTGCAAGCGGACAGGTAACCTGTGAGCAGCCGGGGGCTGCCGGGAACGAATACCTGGGGGATGTTATCCCGGTGGAGTATGTGATGGGTCTTACAACGGCAAAACTTACGCGAGTGTTAATCTACGGAGAGGACGACGAGGATACCGAAACTCTTAGATTGCGGTATCAGGAATCTTTCAATGAACGGGCTTTTGCCGGGAATGCAAAGGACTATCATGACAAAACACTGGGAATAGCAGGAGTTGGCGCTGTTAAAGTGATCCGGGCATGGAATGGTCCGGGAACGGTCAAGCTTGTGATTTTAGACAGTGTTTTCGGAAAGGCAACGGATGTATTGATTCAGACGGTGCAGAAAGAATTTGACCCGAATAAAGACGGGCATGGCGATGGTCTTGCACCGATCGGGCACGCGGTGACAGTTGACACCGTATCCGAAGTCACTGTTAATATTGCGGCGACGATAACCTATGATAACGGGTATGACCTTAATACCTGCAAGACCCAGATTGAGACAGCCATAGAGGAGTATTTTGCCGGACTTAGAAAGAACTGGGAAAATCAGTCAAAACTGGTTGTGCGGATTGCGTCTATTGATGCAGCGATCATGGGAGTGAAAGGCGTGGTAGATGTGACCGGTACAACGCTTAACGGCGGGGGAAACGTCGAATTAACAGAATATGAGATCCCGGTACTGGGGGTGGTTACTTATGGCTGATCTTTATATCAATCTTAAGGAACTGCTCCCTTTGTATTTGCAGGCGTATAAGGAACTTGCCGCACCTATGGATGCGGAAACACCGGAGTTCCAGATAATTGAGGCGGAACATAACAGGATCATTGCCAACCGCTATATCGTGACCTGCGATGAGGAGGGCATTGTTCGGTACGAGCAACTCATGGGAATCCAGCCCAAGGCAGATGATACGTTGGAAGACCGGATTTTCAGATGCATAACAAAGTGGAATGTGTGTCTGCCGTACAATTATGCTTTCCTCAATCAGAAGCTAAAGGAACTATGCGGAGCTGAATATACGCTGGATCTGGACATTGCCGGACAGACCGTAACGGTTAAGGTGGGACTTGCGCAGAAGAATCAGTATGATGTGGTCGCGGAAATGCTGGAAGAAGTAGTTCCATGCAACTTACAGTTGAATCTTTCTTTACTGTACAATCAGTACCAGGCGCTTAAACCATATCCACATATTATTCTGGCGCAGTTTACACATTGGGAATTGCGGAATTTGAGCATCCCCCGGAATTTAAGTGCTGCGGTAGAGAATATAGCGGCGTATACAGTGGATGATCTGGCACGCTTCACAGTGGAAGAGGTTGCGGATATAGGAATCAGAAAGAAGGTATGAGATGAAACTTACGGATTTATTCAAATTTAAGCTGTTTGAGAGAAAAGACACTGCGGATCTGGCGGTGGTCAATGAGAACTTCCAGACGGCGGAGAGCGAGATTGACAAGCGGCTGCTCAAAACTGCAGTGCAGAACACGAATACAGTCACAGAAGCGGGATATGCACTGGATGCCAGACAGGCGAATCCGAATGTTAAGGGGTCGCTGGCTGAACTGATTGCGGCGTTGAGCGAAACGTTGACAAGTCATAAAAGCTCTGGCGATCATGATAGTAGATATTACACAATAACAGATATGAATACGATGCTTGCCAGAAAAGCTGATAGCGAGCACAACCATGACAAGGTGTATTATACAAAAGCATTTGTTGATGGTCTGCTTGCGTTGAAAGCAGACCTTACACATTATCACGATAACAGGTACTATACTGAAGCGGAGACGGATGCAAGAATGGCAAAGGCAGCTCGATATGTGGGCTTATATGAACAGGAGATTACGTTGGCAGCGGGCGGGGAATTTTACCAGGCAATTCCAAGTACGTATCAGAATGGGGGATATATTTATTTTATAAACTGCTCGGGTAACTCGTTGAATTTCACGGCCAACATGGAAGGATATAATATGGCTGTGAAGAATAGGGGCGCAAGTACGCTGGCAACTCGAGTGCAGGTGTATTTTTTTAGCATTGGCGTATAAATCAAGAAGAAAGGGAAAAAGTATATGAAGTTGAAAACCTCAAAAGACACTTACGAAATTGTAAGTGCAAACCATGAAAACGGAAAATTGAATATTGTATTTGAAAACCAGTCCTGCGAATCTTTGCAGGATATTTTTTCGGTCAAAAATGATCTGGCACGGCTGGAGATTTATGATCATGATGAGCGGACCAGCATTATCACTGAGTATGTGGTGCTTGAACGTGTGGTGCTTGAGGATAATCATGCGACGGTAGTTCTCGGAAGAGAAAGTGATGACTATTCGCAGCGCGTCACGGATCTGGCATCAAAACTTGCGGAGGCATCGGCAACCGCATCGGAGATGGTGGAAACAGTTACCGCGACAAATAAGACGGTTGATGGAAATACAACCGATATTCAGAAGCTTGCTGCCGATATGGATTATCTGGCTATGCAGATGGAGGTGACATTGGATGAGTAAACATTATGAAAAGGTAAAAGGGTATTATGACAAGAAACTTTGGAGCAAAACCCGTGTGTACAATGCGGTAGGAAAGTGGATCACAGCCGGGGAATATGAGGAGATCACCGGGGAGACATATGAGGAACCGGCGAAGAAAAGTGCTGAGGAAGATACAACTATGATGTAGGAGGAGAATCATGAAACAGACGGAGAATTATGGCTTTAACGTACCGGAGGAACATGAATTTTATGATGTTGCAGCGCAGAACGAGAACTGGGAGAAGTTAGATGCGACTTTAACACAAATCGAGAGTCGGCTGCAGGAAATTGCAGAAGCAAAACAGTAACAGAACCATAGTCATAGCGTCGAACAATTGATCTTTGTGATCGAGCGTCCGGCGCTATTCAGTTGGCACAAACCTGCATAAGCAGTGTTTTATACTTATTATAAGGAAAGAGAGGGAACGATATGGAATCAATCATCACAGCACTTATTACAGGCGGACTGACGCTGATCGGCACGGTAATGACGGTCAGCAGTGGTCAGAAAAAGACGGATCACAAACTTGAGATGGCGCAGGCGGTTACGGACTGCAAGTTGGACGAGCTTACCAGAGAGGTAAGGATGCACAACAACTTTGCGCAGCGTGTGCCGGTCATCGAGGAACAGGTAAAGGTTATCAATCACCGCATTGCGGACTTAGAGGAGGGAAAGTAGTATGTTGAAAAATTGTGTACTTAGAGTATCAGTAGACACACAGAAGTGGGCGAAAGCCGCGGGTATCAGAGCGCTTAAGACGATGGCGCAGACTGCGGTTGCAGTAATCGGTACCGGAGCAGTAATCTCGGCAGTAGACTGGAAGATGGTAGTGTCATCCGCGATTGTGGCGGGTGTTGTGTCGCTGCTCACGTCTGTTGCAGGAATTCCGGAAGTGGAGGGATAATTTATGGCGAACAAAAGAATTGGACAGGCAGGACTTGCCCTTATCAAGCAGTACGAGGGATGCAGACTGGCAGCATACCGGTGCGCTGCCGGTGTATGGACCATCGGGTACGGTCACACGGCTGGCGTACATAGTGGCATGACGATCACACAGGCGCAGGCGGACGCATACCTGCAGCAGGACATTGCAAAGTTTGAGGGATACGTCAACAATCCCGCATACGTTCCGATCACGGAACAGCTTAACCAGAATCAGTTTGATGCGCTGGTCAGCTTTGCCTTTAATCTGGGAGCCGGGAATCTTCGGAAGCTTTGCAAGGGCAGAACAGCGGCGCAGATCGCTAGAACTATGCCGAATTATAACAAGGCGGCAGGCAAGGTGCTGGCAGGCTTAAAACGGCGCAGGAAGGCAGAGCAGAAGTTGTTTAACACACCGGATACCGGTACCATGGCATCTGCAACAACTACCATGGCATCAACCACAACGAAGAACACGGAGGATTACAATATGCAGACAATCAAAAAGGGCAGCAAGGGAAAATCAGTTAAAGTATGGCAGATCATCATCGGTGTGACAGCAGACGGCAATTTCGGCAGCGGCACCGAATCGGCAACCAAGACCTGGCAGAGCAAGCACGGGCTGGCGGCGGATGGAATTGTCGGTAAGATGAGCTGGAAAGCGGGACTGGAAGCACTGTAAGAGCATGACAGGCGGGAGAAATCCTGCAATTATGTTATTTCGCAAAAAACAGTTGGCATAGGTTACACCCTATGTCATTATATATACATAAGGAGTGAGATTATGATTAGTATAGAAAAAGCATATAGAATTGCGAATAGTTTTTTTGTGGAGAATGATTATGTGGGAGTTTATGAAGTAAGAGAAAATGAAGATAGTTGGTTATTTGTCCCGCAATGCAAGTCCGCTTGTTATGGGGTTGCTAATGTGTGTGTTCCAAAGAATGGAGATGAACCTTATGTATTCAGTACTACAGATACAGATGGAGCAGTTATGTGGGAAAGAGGGAAAGAGGTTTCTATAATAAAGAAATAGTACAACCGGATATATTGGAATATTTGATGTTAATCAGATGGATAGGCAGAATTTTTTTGGGTGTGGTTACGATAAAAAATATTATGTAAACTGACATGCGTAATGCCTGTATTTACTGATAAACAGAACGATCTCTGTAAGATAAAAATTTTGGTACATTTTTAGAATTGAACAAATGTTCGGATTGCGATATGATTAGTGTATAAAGAATATGCACATTGAGCATAAAAATAGCCCGGAACGTTGGGACGAAACCGAGCTACTTGGCTTAATTAAGTTGTATGTAGTATAACATATTTCGACACTTTTCTCAAGTTTTTCTTGTAGTTCAATACAAATGCAGTATAATAAAAGAAAAACGTTGGAGGAACAAATTATGAATAAAAAAGCTTTTTTCTTTTCCGTAGAATTGTATTACAAAGAACAGAATGTAGTGTGTAATTTCAAAAAGATTCCTGATTTGTTAAAAGAAATTATTGACACGAATGGAATAGTAAATGATGGAATTACAACGCTTGATTTGACGGGTGTGGCTGAATCTTTGCATACTATGTTAGATGTATATCGATATAAAGATAACTATTTTTTTGCTAGAGCATCCAAACAAAGACCAACCGGAACTGTTATTGGGAGAGATTATGATACGAAAGTTGCAGAGTCGGTATTGCCTGGATATAGTGAGGATGAAAAAGGTATTGAATTATACACATATATTTATGTAAATTATGAAGCGTGTGTGTTACAAATTATTTCTGCACAAGGGGCACCAAATGAAAATATTGTAGTTGACCTTTTTAAAATGTATAGTGATGAATACAATATAAAACTGATCGCAATACCTAATGCTAATGGTGTGCAGAAATTTTATGGAAAAGAAGGGGCGTCAATTAGTTCAATAACATTAGAACTTCCCAATCCAGATCCTGCAATTTTGGAAAATGTTTTAGGGGAAAATGGTAATAATATTCTTAGGTCAGCAACAAATGACCATATATCCGTATCGTTGGATATTAAATCTAGTATTTCAAGACACTTATTAACAACGGATACTGAAGAGTCGAATGGAATTATTGATGCAATTCAGGATATTATTGCCCGATTTGGAACAACTAGATTTAAAAAGGCAAGCATAAAGGGTAAGGCGCAGAATATAAAAGCTCGAGAATATAATTTTTACGAAGAAAATTATTTTTATCCGGTAGATATTCCTGCTTATAGAATGGAAGACAAAAAAAGAGTGTATTATAATCAGGCGGAGCTTGCGCAGATTAATTATGAAAATATGGTTTTTTCATATAATGAGTCGAGAGATTTTATATTGCCTTTGATAAGGAGATGAGTGTTTGAATAAACGCATTGTAAAAGTGTTTATAGCATTTATAATTTTTTTTATAGTATATGTTGCTAATAACTATTGGGGGTTATTAAGTATCCCACAGAGGGAAAGCAATATGAAAGATTATCAATTCAATATTATTACTGTAAGTACGGTTTTTGCAGGTTTTTCATTCACGGTACTTGGGATTTTATTGTCGTTTTCATCAACGAAAACAATAGAAGGGATTAAGGAAACGAGTATTTTGGTAACGCAGTGCAATATAGTCGTAGATAGTATAGTAATGTTCGTTATATCTGCATTTATTTCGCTTTTTTTAATCTTTATAGCTTATAGCGAGTTTATAACAAGTATTTGTACGAAAGTCACGTCATTTAATTTACATGAGAATGTTATAAACATATTATATGTAATGGGTATGGGGTATTTGATTTATGGAATTATTTTATTTACAGTTTCTGTAAAAAGAATGGTAGTTATTATGCGACAAGTGTTTGCAGAAGATATAAAACGGGGGAAGGAAAAAGCTAATAAGTTTAAAAGCATTGCAAAAAGACAGGAAGACAACATAAGTAAGTTTCAGCAAGAAGAATATGAAAAAGATACTTTTTCTTCGGAATAAGCTTCGCCCAGCCATCTGGCTGGGCATTTTCGTGCCCCCCGGTGAATCAAGTTTTCTTGACTCTCCGGGGGTTACTTTATATTCCCATCGGAACCCCAATCATCGCCGTAGAATCCGGCTACGTGGAAGCGATCGGCTGGAACCAGTACGGCGGGTGGCGTATCGGCATCCGCAGCTTTGACGGGAAGCGTTACTATTATTATGCGCACCTGCGCCAGAACTATCCATACCGGGAACAGTTGAAGGAGGGCGATGTCGTGACGGCAGGGGATGTGATCGGCTATATGGGGCATACCGGGTACAGCACGAAGGAAAATGTCAACAACATAGACACGGTTCATCTGCATTTCGGGCTGCAGCTGATCTTTGACGAGTCGCAGAAAGAGGGAAACAACGAGATCTGGGTGGACTGCTATAATCTGACGCGCTTTTTGTATAAGAACCGTTCCGCGGTGCAGAAAGTGGGGGAAAGCAGGGAGTGGAAGAGGACGCTGCAGATGACGGATCCGGCGGTTGTAAAATATCAGAAAACCGTAAAAAAACAGTGAAAAAATATTGACAATAGAAGCGGGAGGGTGGAAAATTTTGATATACGGATAGGGAGGAGGAGTGTCTGTGAGAGAACGTCGATGGATTCAAAAAGGGTACTGGATTTTTTTTGCTATTGCACTTCTTATCTGTGTGGGAGGCATTCCGGCATATGCAGAAGAACCGGTACCGGACGCAGGGGAAATCACCGGCAGGGTATTATTTATCAGTTCCTATTCCTATGCATGGGAGACGGTTCCGGAACAGATTCGCGGTATAAAAGAAGCATTGGGCGCTGGTGTACAGTTGGATTATCAGTTTATGGATACCAAAAATGTCGAGACGGCGGAGAGTGAACAGCTATTTTACCAGACGCTAACATACTATCTGAAGATGGTTCCGGCGTATGATGTTGTGATTGTAGGAGATGATGCGGCGTTTCAGTTTGCAATGACGTATCGGGATGAGCTGTTTGCGCAGACGCCGGTTGTTTTTGAGGGAGTCAATGACGGGGAACTGGCGAAGAAGGCGGCAGCAGACCCGCTTGTGACGGGCGTGGTTGAGACGCTCTCTTATGAGAATACGATCACGCTGGCAAAGAAGCTGTATCCGGATGCAAGACAGGTGGTAGGAATACTGGATGATACGGTGACCGGAGAGGGCGAACGCAAGGAATTCCAGTATTACGATACTGTTTTTCCAGAGTTGGACTTTGTAGAGATCGACGCTTCAAAGCTCTCCCAGGAAGAATTAAAAAGACAGGTTGCTGCGCTGGGGGAGGAGAGCATTCTGGTCTATATTATGTGCAGCAGGGATGGCGACGGGAATGTGTACGCGGCGGCGGAAGCGATCCAGATGCTGAGTGATGTGGCGCAGATTCCGATGTTTTCAATTGTCTCGCACGGTATGGGAAAAGGATTTTTAGGCGGCGAGATTGTCTCGCAGGAACAGATGGGAAAAAGGGCAGGAGAAATGGCGGTGCAGATACTGGAGGGCACGGATTGTGCAGGGATCTCCATTGTGATGGAGCCGCCGAAGGTATATTGCTTTGATGAAAATGTGATGCGCAGGTTTGGAATCAGTGCATCAAAGCTTCCCGGGGATGCAGTCATCATCAATCACAGGGAGACCTTCTGGGAAAAGAACCGGGATACGATCAGGGCAACGCTGGTGATTGCTGCCGTGGCGTTGGCAATGGTGGCATGGCTGGCGGTGGACAATATGCGCCGACGCAAAATGAACGAAGTGATTACCAGGGCAAACGAAAAACTGTCTTACAGTGCGCATTACGATGTACTGACACACCTTAAGAACCGTAGTGTCTTTATGGAAGATATCAGGCAGCGGATTGTCTCCGGGGAAGAATTTACGGTTTTTATGTATGATCTGGATAATTTTAAGCGGGTGAACGACACCTACGGACACAATACAGGGGATGAGGTGCTGCGCGAAGTGGCACTCCGGTCGCTGGCGGTGGAGGATGGCCATTTCACACCGTACCGCCTGGCGGGAGATGAGTTTGTAGCACTGATCGACTGCGGCGATTACAGGGTCATAGAGCGATATGCATCCGGTTTGATGGAACGTCTGCAAAAGCCGTGCAGAATGGGAGCGGCGGACGAGGCACTGGGAGTCAGTCTTGGAATCGCGGTGTGGCCGGAGCACGGAGCGGATGCAACGGAACTTCTGGCAGCGGCGGATGCTGCGATGTATACGGTGAAGAAAAACGGAAAAAATGGATTTGCATTTTATAAGGAGCCATGTGCACCATAG